CCAGTGTAGGATTGGAAAATCCATCGATGAACGTTTTTGAGAAACTACATCGTGGCTACACTGGGCCGGGAACAAGTACACGGGTTGACGTAAAAGGACAATGAGGTACAGTGAGGTACATGGAAGGTGGAAGAAAGCAGAACTTTGGAGCTGAGCTGGACGAGGCGATGGAAGCCCACGCCCAGAAGCGGCTGGAACAAGCAGCCGCCGAAATGGAACTTCAAGATCAGCGTCGCCGCGCGTTGGTATCCGCACTGAAAAGCGGCAAGTACTCGCAAACCACCGGGACACTGCGCAGAGGTGCCAGCAAGGACAAGGGCGGCTTCTGCTGCCTCGGTGTCGCCTGCGAAGTGGCGATCCGTGACGGGCTCAACTTGAGCTGCAGCCGGCAGCCTTTAGGCAACTACACCTACGGTCGTGACGAGGGGTCTCCGAGCACAGTGTCACTGCCCTCTACGGCACGCGCCTGGTACGGGTTCACCAGTCACGACCCCCAGCTGCTGGTACCCGCCCGTGTCGCAGAAACCAGTGACACACTGATGGAACAGTGGACCCCTGGCCAGCTGGTGGCCGCTACATCCCTCAACGACGTGCACAAGTTGACGCTGCCGCAGATCGGTGAATGTTTCCAGTACACGTTCCTGCGCGGCGAATGGGAGGCCGAACATGGCGCAGCCGAGGCCTGACGAACAGATCATCGAGCAGACACGCCGGGTGTTGAAGGTGGCACGGGAGCGGGGCACAGACGTTGTCCTTGCGTTGGATGACGCCGGCCTGCTGCTGTATCCGCAGCTGCGGGCCGGCATCATCGCTCAGGCTCTGGATGACATAGCTGACCTGATCGATGAGGCGTCGGTGAAGCAGCTGATGCCGGTGGGGTACAGGATGCCCACCACACCCCTGGACACGAAACGGGCTGTAGTCCACTGGCTGCGGCTGCAGGTGACCAGGTACGAGGAGCAGGTGAAGTGATCCTCACCGTGTCGGGGTGGCGGGAGTGGACAGATGTGGAGTTTGTCCTCAGCCGGTTCCGTGGCTACATGCGTGACTACCAGTACAACTTGTATGTGCGGGTGGGCTGCTGTGGCCGCGGCGTGGACAAGATCATCCGTGATCGGCTGTTCGTCCCAGGCACGGGTATCCAGTTCATCGTCTACTACGCGGACTGGTCCCTGCCGAACCGTTCCGGGGGGCCCGTCCGCAACAAGCAGATGCTGCGCGGGGAAAACGTCAATGACCTGTACCCCAATCAGGTCGCCGACCGGCTGCTGGCGTTTCCGCAGCCGGGCATCAACTGGAAGAAAGACAAGTCGGGCACCGTGGGCTGCATCCTGGAAGCTGTGGGCTTAGGTGTAGACCTCGACGTTCCCGGCTACATCATCAAATAAAGGAGAGAAGATGAAGGACTTCGGAGAAGCGCAGTACCGTTTCGAAGATCTCGACGACGACGGCAGCCAGTACCTGGTGAGGATCGAGGTCGTCGACATGGACACGGTGGACATCAGCCAGCGGGAAGACGGCGAAATCATCGTCACCAGCAAAGAGGTCACCGACGACGACGATGTCGCGCCGGTCAGCGGCAAGTACCGGCTGGAACCCGAAGATGGCCTGTACCGTCTCTACGCGCTGCGTGACATAAGCCACATCCGTGCTGGAACACGTGGCGGCCTGGTCGATGGTCCTAGCGCGCTCCACGCCGAGGGCGACTGCTGGATCTACGAAGGCTCCACCGTCACCGGTGGGGCGCGAGTTGTTCACAATGCGACAGTCCGCGCCGGTTCGGTGGTTCGTGGCGACGTCCTCATCGGCGGCACGGCAGCGGTGATGTCTGGCACCATCATCTGCGAGCAGGGGCACGGCAGCATCGGCATCGAGGGGGACGCCTACATTGCCGACAGCACGGTCACCACTGTCGGCGAGGCCTCCATACGCATCGGGTCTGGTGTGCGCATCGAGGACAGCACCATCAGCTCGTCAAGTGAGACGGAGACGCTGCGCTTGTCGTGTTGTCTGATCCGGGGCGGGCATGTGCGCAACAGCTTCGAGGTTCTGTCGGTGGCCACTGTATGGGGGCCGCTGTCGGCGTACCGGGACAGGCACACTGGTGGGCTGACCTTCGCGGTGGGTTGCAGCCGCGCCAGCAGCAGGGAAGATCTGATCTGGCTGGCCGGCGACAACGACGTGCCGGCGTTGGAGTTGCAGATGCTGGGGCTGTTCGTGGATATGGCGGAGATCGCGCGTGACGGCTGGGTACGTGACGAGGCGCCGAAAAGTGATCCTGCGCCCAGCTTTTCCGACATGGCGCAGCGGGCACGTGACGCGGTCAACGCCATGAACGCCACCGACCAGTACGGCAGTCCGCTGCTCTGATGGAACACATCACCAGCAGGGAGCAGCTGGCGCAGCTTTTGGAGCGGCTGCGCCAGCGTTCCGGTTTGTCGTATCGGCAGGTGGCGCAGGCCACCGGTTTGAGCACTGCTTCGCTGTGGCAGTGGGGCAGCGGGTCGCATTGGCCGCAGATGGACAAGTTGGGGGTGTTGCTGGATTTCTATGGGGAGACAGTGACGCTCGGCAGGGATCCTGATGAGGAGGAGAGATGACAACGATCATGGTTGAACCGGACACAAGGGGCGTTGACGCTTTGTCCGGACAGTTGGATGATAATCTGCTGCAGCCGCTGATTTTTCAGCAGCTGGAACAGGAAATGGCGCTGCAGTTCGCCGACGCACCATGGCCGCAGCGGCTGCCAGAATTCGACAACGCACCGTGGCAGGACCTGCCCACCGTCGCAGACATGGAGCCGCTGTGGCTGGCGTCCGCGCCGATCGACCTGCTGATCGCCACGCTTGGGCACAAGGCACACGGCGAAGGTCCGGACCTGCCCGAGTTCATGTCGCGGCAGTGGCATCTGGCCGGCATGGAGCTGGAGCTGAAGAGAGCAAGGGAGGCGTCTGATGCCGAAGGAGCCGATGACGATGGCGCAGCTGGAGGCGCTGCCGGACTCGTATCTGCTGAAACCGGACGAGGTGGCGGCGATTTTCCGGGTGGACCCGAAAACGGTGACCAGGTGGGCGCAGGCCGGAAAGCTGGCCGCAAAGCGAACCGTAGGCGGGCATCGAAGGTACCTGGCGAAGGAAGTCCTGGCGAAGCTGCGGGATGAGCTGTGACACCGACGCCGCAGAAGATACGCCGGCAGCGTCGCAGGCTGGCGGTGACAGCTATCTTCTTCACGTTTCTGGGGTTGGCGCTGCTGGTGGTTGCTGCGGCGTCGTTTGGTGGCTCGTTTCTGTGGAAGGTGCTGTTTGGATGACGGGGAGCTGCGGGCTGTTGCCCGTGGCTGGTTGTTGATCAGTTTGCGGCGGCGTTGGCTTCGGGCTCAGCGTCGCCGTAAATATGCGGCATGGTGGTGGATGGCGCGAGCCGGCCACGTCAAGAGGAGAGAGGGATAGATGGGGACTAAACCGTATCCGCTGCATCCGGATGATGCGGTGGAGCTGAAGACGCTGCGTGACCGTTTGGTGCAGTTGCGTCTGGGGATGGGTTTGACTCCACCTCAGGTGTCTGTCCAGGCAGGTCGTAACGCCGATTTCGTGGGGCGCCTGGAGCGTTATACAGGTGTCCGGACGGCGCCTTTGTTTTCTTCGGTTCAGTTGTGGGCGTCGGGGCTGAATGCGCGGGTGGAGCTTGAGCTGGACGATTTTTGGCTTTATTCCCATTCCGATCCGGAGTTTTTGCTGCTGTTCCGGCAGAGCCGGCCGTTCGCGGCGCGTCATTCGCAGCGGCTGCTGCTGGTGGCGATGTTGCGGCGGTGGCGGATGTGTAATCGGCTGGATTTGTCGGTGGTGGCGCCGTTGATGGCGCCGATGTCGACGACGTCGCTGTCTGATTGGGAGTCGGAGTCACAGGATCCGCTGCTGGGTCGGGCCATGTTTTATGCGCGGGTGTTGGGGACGCGGCTGCGGCTGCGGGTGTTCACGCGCCAGCAGTGGCGGTTTGACTAGTTTGAAGCCCCGAACCTGTTCCTGGCAGGTTCGGGGCTTCAGTTCCTTCTCGCCACTGTCCGCACCGACTGCGCTTGCAGATACGGGTGGGTGCTTCGGATTGAGCAAGCATCCCAGCAAGCCAGCTACATGTCAAGGGAAGTACGCGCAAGGTTGCGTAAGACATAGGGGTGGGTTAAAATGGACCTCATGATCGAAACGGAAGAGGTAGGCGGTGCCGCAGTCATCGCAGCAGCCACCATCCTGGCCGCGCTGTGGCTGTGCAAAGACGCCATTCTGGCCACCATGAAACCGGCACGGCCGGTCAGGACATGGGCCGTCAACCGGTTGCGCCGGCTGATACGCCGCGAAGACTACATGGGCAGGCACCGGTTTGCATGAGCCAGCCCAGGGAAAGCATCGACGAGATCCTGCGCCGCACGGCCAACGATCACACCATCCCAGTGCAAACAGCACAGGTGCTGCTGCTTATCGGTGCGCAGCTGCTGGACCAGGCCAAGCGGATCGAGGAGCTGGAAGCCAGGGTGGAGCGCCAAGCTGAAGTCATGGTCCGTCTGGGCAAACAGATCGACCGAATCAAAGGCATCCACGGCGCGTAACGTGGGTCTATGACCTGCTGGGACAAGGCCGGGAACGGCGTCTGCCAAACCTGTGGAACGCTGGGGCCAGGATATGCCAGAAGGAAGCTGGCCATCGACTTCCTGAGGGTCCTGGGGTGGCATTACGGCGAAGGTGTCACCATCGGGGGGCAGCAGTACGAGGTGCTCCTGTGCCCGGACTGCAGCAAGAATCAGAAACGTCGCGTCGTCACCAAACCAGAAATTGATCAAGATGAACTTCCCATTGACTGGGAGCAGTACCGAGTGCAACCCCGCACGCAAGGAGGCCACACCCGTTGAGCGGCTACCTGATAACTGACAGGCGCAGGATCCCCACCATCCCCCAGCTGGACGTCAAAGATCCTGACCTGGCCATGGAGCTGGCCGAAATGCCCATGTCCAAAGTGGACTCGCGGGTGGAGCCCTATGAGCCCGAACCTGAAACCCCTGAAGTCGTTTACGACATGAAGCAGCTCAAGCTGCACTTCGGTGAATTTTTGAAACACCACAGCTTCGCCGCAGACTCCACTGGGTTCATGAAGCAGTTCAAAATTCTGCTGCCCGGTGTGGTCAACAACGCGTCGCTGCTGGTGATGAACGATGTTCCTGTGGCGAAGTTTCGCCGTGACACGAAGCTGGCATTGAAAAAGCTCGAAGAGGAACAGCCGCACATTGTGGCCAAGTATACCCGCATGGTCACCAAGCCCGAGTTCGACGAGGCCAGGTTCCGTAAGGAAATGCCCGATGTCCACGCCGCCTATCGTGGCCGTTCGCTGCGGCTGATAAATGCCGGCTCAGGGGCAGGGCTCGTTCTGCCTGCCTGACAAAAATTCTGCAGAGGAGAGAAAGTGATCGACCCCAAGATCGATGATCCGTTTTCGATCGTCAAAGATTCCATCATCCCGATGGACATGTTCTACGTTCCGGTGCTCCTCAACGGCGAGCAGGCCAGGGATCTGCTGCTGTACAACCGGGAACCCGAGAAGGGCACCACGGCCACCAACCGCAAGGCCTCACCGAAAACGGTGAAGGAGTATTCGCTGGTGCAGCTGTCCGGCGACTGGTACCTCAACCCGCACGCCATCGTGTTTTCCGAGGCCGACGAGAACGGCATCGTCGAAATGATCGACGGGCAGCAGCGGCTCAAGGCCCTGGTTCTGGCCTCGCAGACCAAACCGGAGCTGACTGTTCCGTTTGTGCTGTGCTTCAAGTCGCCGAGGGCGGCGAAGATGTTCTTCGACCAGGGCAAGCGCCGGCTGCCAGCGGACTACCTGAGCATGGAAGGCGAGGTCAACGCGACTCCACTGTCCAACGCGCTGCGGATGCTGTACGCGGTGCTGGAGATGCGCCCGTTCCAGTCCATTCCGATCTGGCGTGCGGTGAAGCTGACGTCGGTGACGCAGTCGGAGTATCTGGAGAAGCACCCTGGGCTGCGTTTCGCGTTGACGGTGGCCCGCGACACCAAGGGCCTGGTGATGCCGCATGTCGGTGCGGTGCTGTTCTATCTGGTGCAGCGTGAATATGGCACGTTCCGGGCGCAGGCACTGTTCACGGGGCTGCGTTCGGGTGCGGACATGTCCACCGACGACGCCAGGTTGAAGGTGCGCGAGTTCATCGCGATGCTGGCGCGTCAGAAGCCGAGGCCGTACAAGTGGGACGGCTTGGAGCAGCTGGCGGTGCTGATCGCGGCGGCGAACGCGTGGTTGATGGGTCAGGAGAACTTTGTGGCCCGCAACGCGTTCAACAAGACGTCGAAGGCGTTCCCGTCCCTGCTGCCTCGCAAGGACATGCCGACGACGTACATTGTGCCGGGTAATGATCCGGCGTTGGACGATGTTGCGAAGCCGGAGGACTGAATCGTCCTAGGATGGTGTCATACTTGATCGTATGACGCTACGTCTTGACATAGTTGTACATGGAACACCCGCTCCTCAGGGTTCGAAGAGGGGCGGATTTTCTGCCAAAACGGGTAAAACGTTCGTTTACGAGCAGAACAGTAAGACGCAGAAGTCCTGGCGGCAGGACGTCATCGCTGCCGCCGTGGCGCTGCGTGAAGCTGGTGGTGTGGACAGTCTGGAGGGGGCGGTAGCGATTTTCATCCGGTTCCAGCTGCCACGGCCGGCCTCCGTCAAAGTGAGCAAGCGTCCTTATCCGGCGGTGAAGCCGGATGTCGACAAGCTGATCCGCAACACTCTGGACGGGCTGACGCAGGCTGGTGTTTATCGTGACGATGCACAGGTTGTGGATCTTTTCGTGCAGAAGCGCTACGCCACTGATGATCCAGGCGGTGCGCCGGGTGCGACCATCCGAGTGTCTCTGGTAGAACCTCCGGAGATCATCTAAAGTGCGTGTAAGCACCGGAAAAGCACCAGATGATCACGGAGGCCAGCCATGATTGACCCAAATCTATATCCTCAAGACCACGAACTCAACACACGCGAAGCAGCAGCAGTCGCCAAAAAGGACCGGCGCACCATCGTCGCCTGGATCCGCAGGGGAACTCTGCCGGCCATGAAAAACCCTGGCGAACGGGGACACTACCGTGTCCTGTGGCGCGACCTTTACCAAGTGCTGCACACGCCGTTCACTCCGAAGCTGTAGGCGCCTGCGGGGGCTGCTGGTCTCCAGAAGGAACCCTGGCGGTAACGGTCACCCCGCGGCCCTGCACCTTCGTCAAATTCTTGGCGCTGGGCATCGTGCGTTCCAGCTCCATTTTGGCGCCGGCCACATCCAGATCCACGCGGCGCAGCATGCTCGTGGCGATTTTGCGGGCGTCGCCCTGCACATGCCACCGAGTACGCCCAGCCACCCTCAAAGTCATCGTCAGGACGCCGTCAGCGGCCTCTACGGCAGATGAGCGCAGCGACGGGTGCAGCCGCGCGATGCGGATGGTGGCGTCGCGTAGGGTCCGCACAGCCCGGTCGCCGTCGACTTGTCCTAGCTGGGCAGTAACCACATAGACCTGAATCATGAGCCGATCATACGGCGCTGGGATCCTGGTTGTCCGGACCCATGTTCGTGGTCAAGATGGCGCCGAGAAACGACAGCAGCGTCATGACCGCTGTGCTGTGCAGGATGTCGCCCCAGTCCAGTTTCAGCCAGCCCGCCGCATCAGAGCCAATGAGCGTGGTCAATGCGTAGGCTGCGGTTTTGACCATCCGTTCCAGAGTTTTGCCCCACCATTTTTTGCTGAACATCAGCCTGCCCTCATTAGGTACATGGTGACCACGCCCACCGCGACTGACGCGAGGGCTCCGTACATCAAATTCTGCATAGACTTAGCTCGCTGCTCAAGGGCGACGATGCGATCCTTGAGTGCCTCCCGCTCAGCTGCATAAGTGTCTTTTCGTACCATATCGGCAAAGTTTCCGCGTACCTCGTTACGGAAGTCGGATAGGTTCGCTCCCACTTCGGTGATTCTTCGGCCAATTTCAGCCAGGCGAGGTACTTCGTCGGATTCGATGGGCACTGTCACACCTTGATCTTGCCATCCCCTTTTGCGCATCGACATAGGCGACTCAGTCAGAGATCCTAACGTGGCCGTGGTGTACCCCGGAACAGCCGACTTGACTCGAAGTACGTGCATGGTAAAGTTGGGAACATGGACCCTACCTATGCCGCAAGGCTGCTGGATTACAACAACAGATGGAAGGTCGGCGCTTTCGAGCAGAGCATCCGCAATGGCACCTGGGAACTGTCAGACCAGCGTGCCAAGATCTGCGTCATGAACCACGACCCCGTCACCGCCGGCCTCTGGGCACTCGCCGGATTCGACCCCGCCCTAGTCCACCTCGCAGAACTGCGTGAACGTTTCGCCAACCTCCCGGAGGACGATCAGATACGCATCACCCTTGACCGGTTGACATCGGTGTATGTGGAAGGTCAGTGTCACGAGCTTGAGCGTGCCGCCGAGATCACCACAGAAGCATTGTTCGCCAGCATGACAATCCTCGACCCTGGCACAACCCCTGTCACTGGTCACATCCTCGACTGCACCGAAGACCCCTTGGGCCTGGAAATCTTGGCCTACGCTGCGAGACTAGGTACCCTCACCGCACATGGCACAGCGCCATGGAAACGGTTCGCCGCGGTCATGGCCGACTGCCACGCGCAGCTGGTGTCGTAGATGCCGTGGCCGTGGTGGGTGTACTGCATCGTGCCTGGTTTAGCGACCAGCTACGTTCTTTTCGACATGGGGCTGCAGCGGCGCCCCAAACGTAAGGACAATCCCTATGAAGCCTCAGGCGATCATCTGTGACCTCGACGGAACCCTGTTCATCCGTGGCGACCGCAGCCCCTACGACATGACCAGGGTTGGCGAGGACACCGTCGACCGGGCTGTAGCCACCGTCGTCAAAGTGTTGCACCACGCCGGTTTCCATATCGTGTTCACCAGTGGCCGTGACGAGTCGTGCCGCTACGCGACGCAGGACGCCATCGAAGAAAAAGTAGGCATCGTCGCCTTCGATCTGTACATGCGCGCCATCGGTGACAACCGTGACGATGCGATAGTGAAAGCCGAGATGCTCGAACCGATCCAAGCCCTCTATGATGTTGTGTTCGCCCTGGATGACCGTAACCGGGTTGTGGACATGTGGCGTGCTAACGGTGTCACCTGCTGGCAGGTGTGCTCACGAGAAGATGGGAACTTTTGATGCGGGTACATGTCATATACATGGTCGACTCCACCACACACAACGATCAATTCACATGTGAAAGTGTGTCACGGCAGATCAACAACTACGGTGTAGCAAACATCATCTTCCTCGGCAGCCCCGGCGTGGACGCCAAAGGACGCAAGGTGCTAACAGCCCAATACACACACGCCGAAGTGATCTACACCTGCGAAGACTAAGACAGGCGCGTCTTGGCGATCTCCTCTCGGATGATCTCACGCAGCCGAGCCTCCGAGATGCCGGTAACCCCGCCGGCGTTCAGCTTCGCCTGAATGTCCAGCAGCACAGCGGTCAGCTTATTGGGAACCGTCAAATCATGCTCAACCGTGTTCGAGATCAGCTCCGCCTGTTCGGTCATCCCCAAAATCGACTGCAGATAGTGTTCCGAGTTGTTGACCTGTGCGGCCTGCAACGCATTCATGTCGCCTCCTTCGAAGAAACGCTGGAATGGTCCCACCTTCGAGCGGTGCTCAGCGTCGGCGAACCAGCTGAAATGGGTGTGAGTCAGGTGAGTATCGTCGCCGGAGCTGCGCCGCTTCAACCTGTCCCAGCGCATCACCACCTTGCCGTCAGGCGAGTAGATGATCTCCCGGATATCCGCACAGTCAGCAGCGCCAGCCTCACACTGGCCCACAATCCACACCGACATTTCACGTAGCCGGTCGAACATGCCCACATCCAAGGCACGGGCGGCATCCGTTTTATGTGACCAGTCGCGGCTCGACTCGTCCCAGGAATAGTCCGTGCCGTCGGTGTCGCGCTGGGACCAGCCGTGATGGTAGGAGGCATCGGTTTCGTTGTTGACGATGCCCAGTTCGATGTCGGACAGCCCGGTCAGTGGCTTGAGGTAGCGGCGTACCTCAAGGATCTTTTCAGGCGCGTACGAGCTGACCATAGGTTACATGGTACATCTACTCAACTTCGGTGAACGCCATAGAGATCCGGTCATTGGCGTCGAAAGCGGTGTTACCTGCGGCGAGGATGTACAAACGGAAACGCCCCTGGATGGTGTAGCTACCGGCGGGGATGCCGGTGAGATATTTGAACCCTGACCAGGACATGTGGGTGACCGCCACGTTGTAGAAGAAGCTGGCGATCTGGTTGTCCGTGGTGGGCAGCACCGCATCGTTGTCGATGATTTGTGCACCGAACTCTGCCGCGTTGCCCACGTTCGACGAGAACGACGACCCTGCCATTTGCATGAAGATGCGGGTGTTGTTGCGCCGTTTGCGGAACTGGAAACTGGCACCGGTGATGTTGGCATAAACCAGGGTGCCGTTGGTTTGCGGTGTCGCCATCACCTGTACACCGGCGGCCACTGGTGCGCCGACGAGGGTGGAGTTGACGATGTTGCCCAACGCCAGCCATGAGGAACCGTCGGCTGACACGGCTGATTGTCCTAGCAGGGCCACCACGTCACCGACGACAAGTTCTTCCGTGGAGCCTACGTCGGTGAACAGGGTACCCTGTACGGACACGACAAGTGGTGAGACTGATGCCACCGTGCCCACTCGTACTGTGGCCGGCTGCCCCCTGTCTTTGATGATTTCGTTGGGCAGGCTCATGCGGTACGCCAAATCTCCATCGACGTCCGTGCTGCGATGAGTGTGGCACCGGGGTCGGCGGTGTTTTGCGCCGCCTGCAGCTGCAGGTTACCTGCCGTGGCTGCCATGGTGATCTCGCCGAAGACGGTGGCCATGACGATACCTGCCGCGCTTGCGGCCAGGGCGGTGCCTGAGGTGCTGGTGGTGGCAAACGTGGGGTTGGTGCCACCGGTGTTGAGCGCGTGCAGTCCCCAGCGCATGGTGGCGCCGGCGGGGATGGTGTAGGCGAATTTGATGTCACCGGCGGCTGTGCTGTCGTAGAAGATTGTGGAGCGCCATTGGAATATCGCACCGACGACACCTGGCAACGCCACCACCATGTTCGTCACGTTTTGCAGTGTGGTGTCCGACGGGTTGAGTGTCTGGTTCACCGCGACGCGGGTGGACAGGTACACCGAGCGGGTGTGCAGGGAGATGTGCGCGGCGCCGTTGTAGATTTCCGCACGGTTTTCTGTTGCCAGCGTTGATATGTCATTTTCGGCCAGGACGAGCATGCGCGCGGTGCGGTCAGCTTCGTCGGTGTATTCACGCACCACCCGCGGCTCGACGCCGGCGACGAAGTTGGTGAAGGCCACCGGGTTGTCGGCTACGTCTGGGCCTACAGGTAGGCTCAGGCCCTGATCTGGCGTTACTGTTGGCATTCTTGCCTCCTCATAGGATCCGGACGACCATGCGGACGTGCAGTGTGAACGATGCGGTGCCTGTCCCCACCCCGAACCAGAGCACGGCGGCTGAGATGGTGTCACCGGCGACGGCCGGGAATGGGGCCGATGGAACGGTGAAGTTAAATGTGTTGGTGGCGAAGGGGGCGTTGGCGTTGTTGTAGGTGCGCCCCGGTATCGATACAGCGTTGAGTCTTAGCCGCAGCCGTGCCGAGTCGACGCTGGTGGTAGCAGTGATTTGCGTGGTGGCATTGGCGACGTACACCCCGTCAGCGGGTATGACGTATGTGCTTCCGGCGTTCGCTAGCGCTGTTTCCACGCCTTGCGCGATGGCGCCCTGGTTGGGTGACATGGTCTGCTGAACGCTGAAACGGCCCAGCGCCCACTCTTCGTCGTCCTGAATGGACAGAAGTCTGGTGTCGATTTGAGTGGCGAGAGTGGCGAAACTGGCCGCAGTGACCGGGTCGCCAGGGCATGGATAGGTGAATCCGTAGATGGGTGTGTTTTCGGGCATGTCACACCGTCCGCAGCGCTACTTGGTCGGACAGTTTCGACCACCAGTACCGGGCGCCGGCGGCAATGGTGATAAGGCTGGACGTGTTGGTGTGGACAAACGAGAACAGCAGCTCCTGCGTTCCGTTGAGGGTGACGGTGGTGAACAGGGACATGTCGGAACCGTTGCCGTTGTTGGGTTCGTAGATGGTGATCTCGTCAGAGAAGTCGGCCGGCGAGTCGGTAGGAGTTCCGGCTTTCTTGGTGCGGATACGCAGCACCCGCAAGCTGTTGTCGTCGACTACGCCTGCGGCTGTGGCGGTGAGCATCACCCCGACTTGGTACACCCCGGCGGGCAGGTTTGGCCCCAGGTTGACCAGCTGGCTGGCTGTCCAGTTGCTGAAGTTGAGGGTGAATGAGGTGATGCCGAGGTCGGTCAGGACGTTGGCTGCCACCGATTCGGTGGCGGTGCTGGTGATGATGGTGGTCAGCGGGTTGGTGGCGGTGCGCAGCTGCTGTTCGATGCTGAACAGGCATGCTTCGCTTTGCAGTGCAGTGTTTTGCAGCTGCAGGGCAACGGCGGCATAGTTTTCCGGCTGTGGGCAGGTCAGGCATTCGGTCATGGTGTGGCCGTATCTGCGTGCCACCACACGGAAAACGAGGCGGCGTTGATGGTGAGGATGCCGGCGACGGTGCGCTGCACGCGTACGTTCAACGCGAACGGTGTGGTCATCTGCACCATGTGGGTGGTGTTGAGGCCGACCGAGCTTGTGGCGCGGTCGATTTGGTTGTCGTTGGTGGAGGTGAACGTGTCGATTTGCAACGTGAACACGTTGCCCAGCACACCGGTGGTTTGGAACAGGGCCTGGGTGACGCACACGAAGAAGCCGGCACGGTCGGGAACGATGTCGGTGTTGGAGGCGTCGAAGTCGATCCAGTTGGCCGTGTTGACACTGACCGAGTCGAAGGGGATCAAACCGCCGTTGACGATGGCCACAGGGCTGGTCAGTGTCATCCTGGCCATGGGGATCACCGGTGTGGTGCGGTTGATGGTGGTTTCGAACCGGGTGGCGACAGCGTTGACGGCGTCGGTGAACGCACACCAGTCTTCGGCGAAGTCGCATGGTTCATCCAGTGCCGAAGGGTAGGGCAGGTTGAAGTTGGGCGTGAACGATGTCATGCCACCTCCAACGTGTTCAACACCAGCGACCTAGTCGACACGAACATATCATTGTCCACGCCTAGGGGCACGGACAAAGCAGACACGACCTGGGTAACTTCACGACCTTCAATATTCAAGGTAACCACGTCACCCAGCTCCAGCGACGCGTCAACCACACACCGCAGCTGGAACGACTCCACCGGCGCCACCGACACCGCCAGCCGCTCCTGAGCGGCCCCCTGGGCACGGCCTGGCGTGGAAGGTGTCTGCAGCCGGTCCAGAAGGCTTCTGACGCCGAATCCGCCCTCCACGTAGGTGGGGCTCAGGGGGTTGGTGTCCATTGCTGTGCCGTACACGGGGACATCCCCGTTGAGGCGTTCCCCGGACACCGTCACCACGTTGTAGATCATGTTGCGGTCACGCAGCGCCTCCCAGTAGTTCACCGTTCCGCCGGGAGCGTCAGTCAACGTGACCACCGGTGGGGACGGTTGAGTCCACGGGTAGCGGCGCATCACAAAATCGCCATTGGCCAGGCTGTACCACACCGCACCCATCGTCCGCGCCAGCTCGTCCAGTGCGGCGCTGCGCGACAGCTCCCACGTCAACGGCTGCACCTGCGTAATGAACTCGTCCGAAGCGCCGAACGTGGCGTCCGGCACAGCGTCAGACACCAGCCGCACAAACTCCAGAAACACACTGTTCCCGGTCTGCGAGTTCTGCGGCGACACGAACTCGTGGTCAGTCACATCAGCGGCACGGTCCGTGCACGTCACCGTCACATTGCCAGTCGAATACTGGCGTACCTGCCGGATGCGGCCACGGAACACCTGCCACGTGTAAACATCCGAACCGTCACCCAGCCGCACCCCCCGGTAGGCACGGATCTCGTTGCCGAACGGTGCCAGCAAATCCAACGGCGACAACGGGTACAGGTCATAGGGCACACTGAACTGCAGCTCGCGCGTCACCCGTGAATTCAGTGTCGCCGAAACTGTGCCGTTGTAGAAACAAAGACCACCTTCAGGTTCCCCACGCAACTGCGCCGGGATCAACGTGGCCAGCGGGGCGCCCAAACCTGACCACACCTCAAGACGCACAAAGTGGCCCATGCCCGTGGCGAGGACGTCACGGTACAGCTGGTCCGCTCCACCCGGCAGCATCACAAACCGTCCCGCAGCTCGTCCCAGTCGCGGCTGCCGCCAGCCTCAACAGCATCGAAGTCGGCGAATTCGACTTCAACCTCGTCCCAGGTGCGCAACCCTTCAGGATCGTCGCCTGGCGCATTGTTGGATGCTTCACCCAGCAGCAGATCCAGCCAGTCCAGACCGGCCAAAGTCATCGACTGCCACGACGTGTAAATGTCACACAAATCCATGATGCGGATGCCGCATGGCCCGTTGGCTGGGCCTTCAGGGCGTTGCACCACCGCGTAAGGCATCACCATCAACCGGAAATCGTCACGTTGGTCCACGCTGAACCGTGCCTCCGTCAACGTGCCGACGCTGATGTAGCGGTCCGGGATGCAATATGTGTCAGGTGCCTGGAACAGCAACGGGTCACCGGGGTCGTTGATGGCCAGCACCGCGTCGCGGGCGTCACAGTCGTGGGTGATCAGGCGAAGCTCTGAACGTGGCGCCCGGCGCACCCGGTTGACAGGGATTGCGTATTTACGGTTCACCGGCAAAGACAGCACCGTGTTGGCGTCAAGCTCATCGTTGGCCATACCTGCGTATGAGACACGGGAATCCGCTTCACAGTCGAAGTCCATACCTGGTTCGCACAGCCCGATTTCCACGTCCAGGCAGGGGCTGAGCGGATTTTTCAGCCAGACACTTTCCGATGACACTGTCACCGTTTCGCATGCGGTGTTGGTCACGGCGGAGGCGCGCATGATGCCCACGTCGTCGATGTAGAACAAGGTGGTGGCTGGTGGCCGGCCGAAAAATGATAGATAGATGGCCTGAAAATGGCCTGATTCCGTGGGTGTCAAGGTGAAGCTCACCAACGTCCACACCCCAGGGAACAGAACATGCACATCGGAGAACACGTCGGCGACGATGCCTGTGTCGCTTTCGGTGACCACACCCACCACGGCCGCGTTGAAGCCTTGCGGGGTAAGGATCCACGCCTGCATCGTCAATGTCACATCGGCCGCATAGGTGTATGCGGTGAGGTCGGCGACGCTGTTGGTGTTGCTTGTGCCATTGGGTGTGGACAGCATGGAGAAGGTGCCACTGTGTGCGAACACGGCGGACTGCGTCAACACCGATGTGGTGCTGGCCCAAGGGATAGTGTTGGTTTCGATGGTGGGGTTGGAGTTGAAGAACGTTGTCACATCAGCGGCTGTGGTGCAATATTCCAGCGGCACATTCAGTGGCGGTTCGGTGTCCCACCACAAACCCAGGCCACAGTTGAGGAGTAGGTACCCGTCACTGTTGTAGGCGATGTAGGGCCGCAAGGTGACTGTCTCGCCGGTGACAGTGTTACGCCGGGTGACAGTGGCGTGGGTGACATCAGGAATGTCGGTCCAGTCGACTTCGACGAGAACGTAGGCTTCGTTGGGGAACACGGTCGCGTTGATGGTTGGCATTAAAGTCCCCTCGCCCCGAATGCCAGGCTGGTGCTCAGCGCATTGTTGTTTTCGGTGACGATGCGGTAGGTCCGGGCGTCAAGTTGTTCGTTGCCGACGAACACGTTCACTGTCGGCGTGGCCGGCTGCAGCATCTTGTCCAAACCGGACAGACGCATCAGCTCGGCGGCACGTGCCGGGCGTGTCAACGGAATGACCACTTCGGAACCAGCATCACCAATAATGGCGTTGGTCGGGGTGTGGACGATGCCGCCTTCGGCGAATTCGGTGAAGCCGCCTGGACCTCTGCCGCCACCGACACCACCCGCGCCGCTGTTGAGTCGCTGCGCCGCTTTGAGGGCACGTTCCAGCGCTGCCGCGGTCAGGTTGGCGCCCGACGCGATCTGGGTGAGCCAGCCGGTGTCGGGTTGCGGCAAGTTGACCAGTTTGATGGCTTCGTCGTACACGCCGCGGATGGCTGCTTCGGAGATGCCGTGCGCTCGGGCGATGCGCAGGATCTCGTCGACTTCAGCGCGGTACAGGGCGTTGGCTTCTTCGGCGTTGAGTTTGCCTTCCTGGAAACGTTTCTCCGCGTCGGCTTGTGCTGCTTTGATGGCGTCACCGACGGCGCGGATGTTTTCGCGTCCCTTCTCCGTTTCGGCGGTGAATGTGCGCCCGTTCTCTTTGAGCGTGTCGGACAGGTCGTCGATGCTTTCCTCATAGTTCAAGGTGGCATCGACCAGTCCGAATGCTGCGTCGCGTGCTTTGTCCATGGCGGCGGCGGCTTCTTTGAGGGAATTCGTTTCCCGGTCGGTGGCGCTAATGGCCCCAAGGATCTTTTCCGTCAATCCAGCCGTGGCGTCACCGTACTGATTTACGTTTTCAGCCCCCTTATCGGCTGCTTCGAAGAAGATTGACAGCGGGCCGACGAGAATGGGCACAGCCTCAGAGATGTCACGGACGACGCCGTAGAGTTCAGTGAGGGCGGCGACGATACGGGCAAATGTGACGAGCAGCAGCCCAGCTGCATAGAGCAGATCACGCAGCCCCTGTTCACCCTCTTCTCCTGTATTGACAAGGATTTCCAGTGACTGGCCGATTGCGTCGCCGATGACGGCGAAGCCGTTGGCCAGCTCCTTGACGAATGGCTTCAGGTTGCTGGCTACCGCATCGAAGCTTTCAGTGATGAAGTCAAATGCGTCGACCAGGCCTTCCACCAATGGACCGACGAACGTCGATGAGGTGGCGAAGATTCGTTCCAGCCGTGGCTTGAGTGCCTCCACCGACTGCTCAATGAACCGGAACGATCCGATGAGCACATCGACGAATGGCTCCGCGGCACCGACCAGATCCTCGCGCAGGCTGTCTGCCAGGTGCAGACCAGCCTCTTCGACTTCATCGTATTGGAATGCCAGCAGCGTGCCGACACCAGCCAAACCCGCACCCAACGCTGCCGCGGTGGCGCCAGCCAAAGCTGCAGAGATGAACGGCAGCGACAGTAGGATGCCGCCAACGATGCCAGCTTTGACTTCAGCTGGCAGTGCCGATAGGCCGTCGTCAAGTGCGGATGCCAGCGCTGCAGTGATCGAAATGTAAGGCGGCTTCTTTTTGTCGCCTAGCTTGCGGCCCATGCCACGGCCGACACCGTCACCCAGCTTTTCGCCGAGGACTTCACTGTCCTTGTCGTTAAGGCCACCGCCGAGGCCTCGGGACAGCGACTCTTTGAGCTGCCTCTCCATGCTCTCAGCAGCACGTTTGACCTCTTTGTCCAGATCCCGGATGAACGGCTTAAGGTCCGAACGGACCTCAATAAACGCCTCACCGAGAACTGTCATGTCAACATAGTAGAGGAGATCGACTGGGTTTAGTCAGCGGCGAAGCTCTCCGCCATTTTCACCTTGGCCGCCTTCGACTGACGCACCGCTGTTCCTGCTGGCGGCATCGACAGTTCCAGGTCCAATTTGATCCGTTCCTTCTCGTCGCTGCCGGACCAGATCAGCATGTAGCACGCATCAAGCCAGTCGGGCAGCGGCAACCGGGATGCGGACACTCCGGCCAGCAGAAGTTTTCCGTTGACGTAGGGCCACCCGGACAGGGCCTTTCGGATGAGGTTGACGCTCCACCACCAATCCCGCCCGCTGCCCCTACCAACTGCGACACGAGCGGCGTTGCGCCAGCGACGGTCAATGTCAGGGTCGGACACTGCCAGGTGATACATGGCGTCAACGTCACCGTCACCAATAGATCCTGGAAAAACCCCTGCAAGGCTTTCCAGGTCGTAGCCCACTGCTCCCACCCAGTGATCTGCAGTGTCCAAATCGAGTGTCCATCGACGTTCGTGACACGTGACAGACACTCGTGCAGGTCGCACTTGGACGAGGACATCAGCGTTTCGCACGGCTCGGGTTGGCCGTCTTTTTCGCTGGGGCTGCTTTCTTCGCCGGCGCTTTGCGCCCTGGCCTCTTGGCCGGTGTCGGGTCGGCGTCGTCGTCGGGTGGTGCCGTTTGCAGGGTTCCGTTGGACAGCAGCGGCATCAGGTCTTCTTCCTGCAGCCTCCCGGCGATGATTTCCAGCTGCACCCATTCCAGGTCTTCCGGGCTGGTGAACTGGCTTTCCACTGTGGTCCACGTGGCTTCGTTCATTTTGCGGGTCAGCGCCATGACGGTGGTGATGTCTTCGGCTTCTATGGCAGCTGCAGACTTGAGCTTGAGAGACTCAACGTAGCGTTTGAGCATGGTGATCTGCGGGATGGTGATCTTTTTGAACGTGAGCAGGCGCCCACCCACCGTGTACTCGAACGTAGCTACAGCACCTTCGTCGGCCATGTGGACTATGTTACGGCAGGCGCGTCCGGTTCACCCGCGCCGAAGAAGTCACGTATCCGCGCAAACGGCCGTAAAGGTGCATCGGGGTGGTCAGGTAACGCACCGGCCGCTTGTTGCCAGGATGACGAACCCTGGCGAAAAAGAAGAAGTTCCCCGCTGGTCCGGGGCGGCCACGCACCCTGCCGCGACGGCCACGGGCACGCACGATGATGTTGCCGCGTTCCCATTCGAACTTGAGCATCTTGCCGCGAGAGTTGATGAAATGGGCCTGGGAACCCTGATGCTCAGACGCGGCATAGCGGTTGCTGGAACCCACCAGATCCGAGAGCACAAACATGCTGCTACGCGAATTGATGTGCAGCGAATTGACCAAAGACATGCCCCGCTTAGGCACCCCGGAACCAGAACGATGACTGCCGCGACGAGCCAGCCGCCGGGCGCCCTGCACAATCAGGTCACTGGTGCGCCGATGGTGCGGACCTGCCAGCCTATGCGCCGTCAGCACCTTGCGATTCTGGTCGATGTTCACCCGTGCCATCTACTTCTTCCTCCGCTGGTCCCGGATCACCGGGATCCATACCGCCAGCAGAAACAAGGCCAGGCAGCTCAGGACCAGCGGCACTATCCATTTGTCCGCCATCGGGGTGCCTCCAAATCACCTTCAGGTAGCCGCCCTTGATCAAGCCTGCCACCGCGGGGTCGTGGATGTCCACCTGCAAACGGTCACCGCGACGCAGCGTGCCGAACGACACCACAGCTTTAACCTCGTCCATCAGCAGCACTTCCTGAGTTCCACCGTCAACAGCAGCATCCGCTCGACACAGTCAGCGGTCTGCTCCACCGTAGACGACTGCACCGCCCACCGGCGCCCCCGCATCTGCCTAAACTCCGTGGTCTCGGTGAAGCAGCACACCGCCTTGAACAAAGCATCGATGTCGTTGGCGTCATGGGTGGCCGCCAAAGTCCAGTCAGCACACGTGGGACCAGCCGTGGAACCCATACCGGGGATGCAACGGATCACCCCAGCCGTGAACTCGACCGCCCGTGACAGTGACAGGCACTTGTCGTTGCGGGTGTCCGGGGCCGGGAAGTCCGTGCTTGGATAGACAGTGCCGATACGGACATAGTTCAAGCCGGGACAGCACACCTTGTCGGTGCTCAACCCGGCGTCCACATCATGAATCACCTGATTGGACACCTGCAGACACGCATTGGCCGGCGGGTCAGGATTCAGCGCCAGCTCAGTGGTCAGGCAGTCCAGGAACGCCTGCGCCAACGGCAGAATCGTAGTGTCAGCCATGTCACGGCCACGTCGTCATGCGGGGAACATTGAGTTCTGGTGCGTAGATACGCAGCCGCTGCGGCAGCCGGTTCGGATTCAAAGCCACCACCAAAGCATCAACCTCCCACAGCCCGGTCAGCCCCGACTCCAGCAGCGACTGCGGATCCACCATGTCAATGGTGATGCCCTGCCGAATGATGGAGGTGACACGGTTGGACAGCCGGCACGTGTCCGAACCGACACACGCCTTAGCCCACTCACAAGCCAACGTTGAGGCAGCCGTCAACAGCGGCGCAGGCACCGGTGTGCCACGCAGATACGTCACCTGGAAGACGTTGTCCCCGTCGTCGGTGTCCATGTCCGCACACCGCGGCCAGCATTCGCCTGCGGTACGCACCAGCCAATGCTCATCGTCCACGCGGTAGGTAGCAGGGTCGACAGCGATTCCGCCGATGAGGACTTCGACGATTTCCGAAACAGGCCCCATGAGCCGCACCTGGCATCGCGGGTCGCAGCAGCAACCTGCCCCGCATCCACAGTTGAACCACTGACCGTTGAAGATGTAGGGAACCCACGTCCCGCCGGACCAGTCGTAACCCCAGAATTCGCCGCTGCCATCAGGGCATCGTTTCATGCCGCAAGGACGAACAGTGACCTCGCACAGGCCGAACTGGCGACCGGTGGCGGCCCATAGAATCAGCGCCGCGTATTCGCGAGCAGCGGCCTGGATGGCAGGGTCAACCAGCGCCCACTCTTCCGCACAGCAAAGCGGGTCGGGGACTTCCCAATCGCATGGCCCCACAGCCACAGCCGTCCCCTTCCCGCCACACTGTTACATCAACTAGGTAAACCTACCTTACGGGACGTACACCTGGGTTTCGATGTATGTTGCCGGGGTTCCAGCGTCGGCAACACGAACCGTGTATATGCCAGGCCGGTACGGGAACGTGTGCGGGGCAGCGCCAGACTCAGCGGCGCCAAGTGTGGATGTGCCGTCGCCCCAGGTGATGTCCACCAAACCCTGACCGGTGTTCGTGTAGTTCAAGGTGATCGCCAGCGGGTTCGAGCCCACGTTCATGGCGATCGTGGTGATCGTCGGCTGCGCAGCCGAAGCGGCGCAGGTGTTCGGGTTCTGGTATGCGGCTGTGCCGTTGTTCGCCGCGAACGTGATGTGCGTACCCGGCACATAGCCCGACAACAGGTCCGAACCACCCGGTTCCAGGGCCAGCGCGCCGATGGTGAACAATTCCTCCGGGATCCGGATCGCCGGTGTGGTGGACAGAATCTGGATCTGCCGGTTGTTGACCACCCCAGCGGCTGTGGTGCCGCCGGCCCAGCAGGTGACCCGCTGAGCCACCGTCTGCAAGGCTGCATAGGTGGGGACAGTGATGGTTAGTGAACCGCCTGCCATGGCAAGCCTCCTTACGAAACGGTGACAGTGGGAGAGGTGTATGTGGTTCCGGAACCACCGGTCCACCGGTAGGTGGGGACGTAGGCGCCGGCAACGTAGGTGTGCTGCACCGAGGTACCCGACGTGACCACCTCGTCAGCGGTCAGGTCGCCCCAGTCGATGATTCCCGGCAGCAGCGGATCGCCGTTGCCGTCGACAGGGAACGTGGCGGTACGCGGCAGCGCCGCGGCGCCAACGGTCGGCGTCACCGAGAACACCAGGTCCTCCGGGTCCAGCGACTGACAGCCGCAGAAGCCTTCCGGTGGTCCCAACTTGGTCCACTGGAAACACTTGTGCGCGGTCGGGTCGATGGCCACCAGCAGCGGCCCTGGCAGACCCGCGTTGGCACCTGTTTCGTTGATGATGACGTTGTAGGGACCTACACCCCACTGGTTGCCGGGGCGGGTGATCGCGGTGACGGTGAAGTTGATGACACCGTTGGCGATGGTGACATCGCCGATCATGCCTTGGGTGACGCGGGGAAGGATGCCGTAGCCGTAGATGGTGTCGTCGTCGTCACAGCCTTCATCTTCGGTGCCTGTCCAAAACTCCAGAGCAAAGTTCGAGGACGCGGCCGAATCGGGTAGCGTGCACCAGCCGACAGCTTCCGGTGTCAGCGAGTCGTCCAGGATCAGCGGCTCCGCGGAGACAATGTTGAACAACTCGGGGTCCACACCGCAGAAGGTGATCGTCACCTCGTACCAGCGCAGAATCGGAGCCTTCGGCTTGTCCACACAGATGTCACCGTTCGCGTTGAGCTGCAACGCGTCCTGACGGTCCTGCAACACCCTGGTCAACGTGATGTCCACAAACGACTCGGTGACGGCGTAGGCGCAGGCCTCTTCCAGGATTTCCCCACATGGCCCTAGCCGTGTCACTCGCGCAGCTGGTGCGCGGACAACGCTATGGCACTGTGCAACCATTACTCCTCCTCAGAAGTGTTGTTGTCCGTGCTTTCCTTGCTGCGGCGGCGCCGGCGCTTTGCAGGCACCTCTTCCTCGGCGGCCTCTGTCTCGTCACCTTCGGCGTCGAATTTGGCGAACAAGTCCAGTGGCACCGAGAACCCGGCGGCTGGCCATGTCACCCACTGCACGTCGCGTGGACTGTCGGCCAGCGCAAGTAGCCGCTGCCCGATCTCTTTGTCCTTGCCCGGTTCCGGGGTGATGATCACTACGTCCACAGGGTCACCGCCTTGGCGAAGCCACCACATTCGTAGGTGACCACGTACTCTCGTTCGGCCAGCATCAACATCTGGTTCGTGGTGCGGTTCAGGGAACCTTCCACCGGCGCCACCTGAATAGCCGAATCCGGTGTCCGCCAGATCGCGGTCTGCCCGGTGATGTAAAGCCAAAACACACCGTCAGCTGGCGCGGCTCCGGCAGGGTCTTCGTTGGCGTAGCAGCCCGTCGACACAACTGTGCCGATTGGTGTGCGCCAACGGGTTCCGTCGAACTCGATCAAATGTTCCTGTTTCATCCGCAGAAACGCCGGGATCGGCACATGCAGGTAGGCCGGCGGCCCGTAGGACACCGCGCCGCAGTACATGGCCCGTTCCAGTTCCCCCACCACATCGGTGATGGTGTCGCCAGCGCCCACCACTGTGGCAATGCCGTCAGCGGCAATAAGACCAGGCGCCTGCCCGTTGCTGGACTGGGAGAAGATGTCTTCCAGAACTGCCTGCTCCACCGACTTGAGGCGCTCCACGACCATGGCGCGTTGTTCGTCGTAAGTGAAACCGACCGTGCCACAGGTCATCGTGGCGTAGATGATGAACGGTGTGCCGGTGACTGTGGTGGATCCGGCGGCGAAGCTGGCTGTTTTGCTTGCCGTGGCACCGATGCAGGCGATGTCGTAGCCGAAACCGTCCGCACAGATCGATGTCACGTAGCGCAGGCCACCGTTACGGGCGTGGACGGGCAGGTCGAACGGTCCGACAGCAGCCTGAAGCAGCCCGTACCGCAACGGGAATGTTGGGGTGGGCTTGTCAATGAGCAGTGGCGGAATTGTCGCTACCATGTGTCACCTCCTTAAGCGACTTGTGTTGGGGGCCAGCGGATGCTGACCCCCGATGTCGCTTATGGAGTTACGTCCGTGCAGGTCACTGCACGCTGTACGCCGGTGGAACCGTTGGCGCAGATGTTGATGGTGTACGCGTACGAGAACTGGCACATACGCATCGGCTTGAAGCCGTCCTCCATGAACAGCTGCGTTACGAGGTTCTGCTGCAGATTCGTTGAGTCATAGACTGTGTCGAGACGGATGACGTCCTGACGGCCCAGGATCCACGTACCCGGCAGGAATGCCAGGAATGTGACTGAGGTCGGGACGTTCATCAGCGCTGCGGCGATCGGGTCGGCGCTGTTGCCCAGCTGGTGGTTGACGTCGATGGCGCCTGCACCGTTGGCCGGGTCGAACGCGTCCTGCCAGTCGTAGATCCACTGGATAGTGATGTTTCTCCGAGACAGCGCGGCGTCCACCATCTGATCCGTTAGTTCCTCGGTGTGGGTGGCGTTGCGGCGCAGCCAGTCGGCGCGCAGCGCGGTCCGGACCCAGTACGGGAACACCATCTGCACCGTCTGCGTACGTGACGTGCGGTACATGTAACGGATGTTCATCGCCACCATGTCGATGGCCGACATCAGCTGTGACCACACCGAACCGTCAGACGCCCACGGGTCCACACCTGAGAGCGTGATTGCTGTGGAGCCGGTTTCGATGGCGTTGATGACCTCGCGGTTGACCAGGTGAGCCATCGCCGCGATCGCGCCCTGAACGAACTCGGACACGAACTCCGGGTAGCCACGGTTCTGCAGCAGCGATGACGTCAAACACAACGCCGCCACGTCGAGGCGGTCATCCACGAACGTCGGACACGGGATCTCGACACACGTCTTGGCGGTGTCGGCGATAACCTGCGCCTCGGTCAGGATGTTGTAGCCGGGGATCGGCAGCACCAGGTCGTTGCCGAAGAAGTCGGCGAAGTCCAAACCCTGGTTGTGCAGCAGACCGCCGCGGCGCAGCACCATCTCCGGCAGTGACAGCAAACCGTCTGTGGTGATCGGTGAGCAGATGCTGTAGTCCGGTGTGGACGGTGCGCACCAGCCGTTGGCGGCGACCAGTGCCCCTTCGCGGCCGGCGGCATCCGATGTGGACTTCAGTTTCATGAAGGCGCCCTGATGCGAGTCGCCTTCCATGACAACCTGGCCGTCTGGGAAGTTGCGCTTGATGGTGGCCAGCGGCGCCTGGTGGCGGCCTGCCACACGGCCCTTGGTCATGCCACCGTGGGGACGTACCCGCTCTTCGAAGGCGCGGCCGATCGATTCCCAGGTCAGCTCGGACCCCATCGGGAATGAGGACACGTCTGCGGCGGCGACGATGGTGTAGGCGGCGTCGCCTTCCATCACCTCAGGTGCCGGCGCGTATGGTGCGGCGTCGGCGATCTGCACGGAACGCCGTGGAGCCACTGCGGTGGAGGCGGTGACGGTGGCTTCGACGATTTCGCCGCTGACCGCTGGTGTGGTGGCTGTTACGTCCTTGACGCCGTCTGCTGCGGCCACTACGGGCTCAGCTTCTGCGGCGGGCTCTTCAGCGGCTGCCACTACAGGCTCTGCTTCCGCGGCTGGAGTCTCGAACGTGGGTAGGGTCGGGACGTCGATGGCTGATACGCGCGTGGCGCGCTTGTGGCGGGCGTCTAGCTCCTCGCCTACCGCCGCGACGAACGCCTGCAGCTCTTCCATGCGGGTGAGCTGTTCGTCGGTGATCGAGTCAGGGGACTCTTGGGCCGAGGCGACCAGTGGTGTCAGTTCCGCTGACGCCACGTTGGCCATATCGGTGAGTCCTGCTACGGAGAAGTCTTTGAAGGCTTCTCGTGCTGGGGGCACGAACATGGTGTTCCTTCCGACACATGGGTGTGGTTCGTGTCGGCAGGCTCACAGCGCATCACCGTAGTAAACGTGGCCATCATAGATTATTTGGTGTACTTCGTCTACCAGGTGCGGTGACAAGTACCCGCATGGTAGGTTTGGGGCGTGAAGCGTGTGACCCCCGAAACCAACATCATGGCCATGATCAAAGAGCGCCGCGCCAACCTGGGCCTGAGCCAAGCCCAAGCATCCAAGATCGGCGGCGTGGACCCCGGCACGTGGTCAAAGGCTGAGAACAAAAGCGCAGACAAGATCACTTTCAAGCTGGTGGTCCGGATGCTCAAAGGCGTCGGCCTGAACCTCAACGCGACCATAGACGACTTACCCGAAACCCCAGACGAGTCTGACGGCACGCTTTTCCGCGTCTGAAATGCCCAGCATCAGCCACACCATCCTGTACCTCGCCGCTCTGGTAGCAGTGGTGCTCTTCTGGTAGATGCACGTAGGGGCCGGCTCCCGCAGAACCGGCCCCTACACCTCAACCCCAAGCAACGGTGCTCACCGTCGCGTCACACTATATCCACGCTCCGCAGCCCGCGCACGCATACGCTCCTGAGCCTTGCTCCGCTGCACACGCTCATCAGCCGGCGACGTGACCTCCACCTGCGAGCCGTCAGCCAACGTGACCGTACGCGGATATTTGGCAGCTGCACTGGCGCGGCCGGCGCAGCTACTGCACCCCATCGGACTCTCCGCTGGCGGCGAGCTGTTCCAGTTCCTCGATCGGCATCGTCCACAGGTGGCGCGCTAGAGCCTCAGCGTCTCCGGCCTCCACGAGTGCGACCAGCTCTGTCGTATCCATATCAAGCACCTCTTTTCAAGATGTCACTAAGCCTGCGCGAACGCGCCAACTTAGTCAACCTATCCGCTTTCGCCTGGAAGCGTGACAGACGCTCCCGCAGCGCCTCATCGTCCGGACCTGGCAGCTCCAGCTGCGCCTGAGGCCCGTTCAACGCCGCGATCTCCTCATCACGCAGCACCATACCCGCAGCCACCAGCGACAACACCTCACCCGATGCGTTGAGTCCCACCACCGGGAACCCTGGCGTGTTCACCGCCAAGGCGGCCACCAGCTCCAACCCCTTCGGTGTGGGCCGCCAGTCACCGGACAGCGGGGATCTGCGCAGCTCCGCTACCTTCTCCTCAGGCACGCCGGGTACCGTCGCACCGGCAACCCAAGGGCCGAAGCGATCCTCACCTGCCGCAACAACAGCCACGGCGGTGCCTGTGTTGTCATAGTGGTCCGCGGCCGGTATGTAGCCCAGTCGCAGATTTGCATGCCCCGTGCCCAGCGTGATCCGCCCGACTTTGCGCTGTGTCCCATCCGCGGTCAGGACCGTTCCTGTCATGAAGTACTGGTAGCCGGTGTTGGAATGCGGCGCCATGCGGCATACATCCTGCATCCCGAAGTGGCACACGTTCCACAACGCCAGATGCCCGGACACGCGCCCGTCAGCGGTGACAGTCAGCGGTGTCGGCCCTTCCAGCATCGGGTCGTCGAACCAGTGCGCCGGCGGACGCAACGGTGCGGCAGCGGTCATAGCGTCCTCACTTTCCTGTTCCTCGTACCGGATTTCGGCCAGCAGCGCGCCGAAGTCTTCGAGCAGTTCCTGCGGCACGTCGATGCTTTCGCGGCTGCTGTCGTACATGGCCGCGACGGTGGCAACGCCTTTGGCGACCAGACACAGCTGCCCATCCACCACATCGGCGATCGGGTATTTGTACGACTGCTTGTTCTCGGGACGGTCTTGGTCCCACACCAGAAACGCTTTGCGGTACTGCCGGTAGTCACCGTCGGCCCAGTCCCACACCCGTTTAGTCGCATCAACTGCACGCCAGTCACGTTGCACCACAGGCAGCTGCGCCAGATCCGAGTTGAGTATCGATGCGGTGATCTGCCGGTTGGGACGCTGGTCCGGTGGGGTGTCCTGCCGCTCCCACGGCGGTACGACACGCGGGTCGCTGTACGTGTCACGCAGCACCTTGTAGATGGCCGACACGACACCGCGCAGCTGCTCTTTTTCCTTATCCCCGACAACGCCTTCCAGGCCGCCGTGGGCGCCTTGCAGGATCGCTGCGGCGGTGAACACCGCGTGGGGGATCAACGTGAACCGGCCGTTGATCACGTCGGCGACGGGCAGCCGGTAGCTGTTCTTGTTGTTGGGCGGCCCTGAGTCGGAACGCCACAGGAACGCCTGGTTGAATGTTTCGACGCTGCCGGCTGATGCCTGCTGGATGCGGGTGATGGCCTGGTCGGCGTTGAAACCTTGGTCGCGGTCAGCGACGGGGAACTTGCGCCAAAAGTTGGCGTTGACAGCCATCAGCGTGTTCCTCTACTGAAGCGCTGCTTGCAGCGGCAGTTGATCACATTCCATGGGGATCCGGACGGGTCGCCAGGACTCATCAGCGCCTCCCCGGCCACCACGAACGGCTGCGAGGCGAACTGTGCCTGCCCATCGGCGAGGCGGTGTGCGGGGCGCACCGCGGAGTCGTCACGTGACATCCAGATTTTGATCAGCTGCGGTCCGGACTCCTGCTGCTGGATGCGCAAAGCCGCGGCCAGGGCGCCCATGTTGTAGGCGCGGTGGACTTCTGTGACAGATACTGTCCTTGCTCTGGCGGGCCAGTTTTCGGTGCCTGTAACGTCCAGGACATGACGTACACGTGCAGCCTGTTGCTCTACACTTTCGCCGTTGGCGACCGCAACACCAAGCTCGTTGACGATTCGCCGGTAGACCTCGTCTGGTGTGCGGACCATAAGATTTCTTGTCCTGGCCAGCTGATCTTGAACGAGGGAGTCCTGAGGATCGAATGGGATTTGGACCCCGAGCTGGCGCCCCGCTTCGATCCACCCAGCTCTTGCGATCTGCTCAAGGCCGGACATAAGCCGATCGACTTGACGCTCCCACCGGGGAACTGTGGACCAGAGTGCTGTGGGATCGGGTGCCGTACCGAACCGGAGGAATGCGGCGAGAACTGCGCTTGCTACTGCGGCTAGCCACGCCGCATACATGGAAAGGACAAGTGCCGCAATGGATGCCTCAAACGCCGCCAGAGCCAACGCACCGGTTGGTGCTGGCTCTTCGGGAATCTGTGGTTCCACTGGTTGTGTCATCGAGACGCTTCCTGAAGCATCGCTGCCAGAAGTGTTGGGCTGTGCTCAATCCTGTTGGTCAGCAACCCTTTCGCGTAGGAGTGAAGAACAGGCTGCAGCTGCTTTCTTGGCGCCTGAATCCCAGCAAAGTAGTAATCCCATTGATCCCACGCTCCAGCTAGAAGAGTCTCTGCATGAGCTGATGAGCCCACCAGGATTTTGGTGTGCAGCAGATGGGGTGGTGTGGTTCCAAAGTGACCCCGGTGCGTTGGGGTCAGAAGCCGCTTACCGGCTAGTTCCAGAGCACGAACAACCAGCCCATTGGCCGCAATGGATACTGGTGACGGCGGTGGTACGGCGGAAGCTATCAGCTGCCCTTGCCCACCATCCGTTACTGCGGGTTGTGACGGTTGCTGTCCGGCCCGAGGTTCTGTAGGGACACGCCCCGGCACCGGTGGCGGTGGCGGCCCGGCATCGGTGAGTGCCGGCACAGTGGTGTCGACGTTGATGCCGATTTCTTCACGCAGCGCGGCGATCGCGAACAGGGTCGGGTCACGTTCGATAATTTTCTTGATGTAACGCACAGCGATTTCGTCGTCGGTCGGTGCGTCGGCGTCGTTGTAGCCGCCTTCGCGGCGAACTGTTGCCGCCGACACGACAGGCGGGTCCGCGTTGTACAGGTTCAACGCGTCGGCGAGCTTGTTGGCGGAGTTCGCCAGCGGCGCCGTGTCGTACCAGTACGTGTACCGCTTCGGGTCTTTGCCCAATGCTTTCAACGCGGGGACGAGGTAGGCGATGGTGAGTGCGTCAACGATGCGGTTGAACATGGGTTGCATCGTTTTCACGATGAACTCTTCGCCGGCCCACCAGATCGACCAGTGGTTCATTTCCTGGCCGCCGAGCTGAATTTCCACTGGCACGTTGATGCCGATGGCCAGTTTCTGCTGCTGCTCACGGCGAAGCTCAATGGCCTGGTCGGACAGTGGTGAGTCGAAACGGATCGGTACGACACCTGCCATTGCCTGCAGTTCGGCCAGAGGCATCTGCCACAGAATCGGGGCGACCTGCGCGGCGGTGCCTTTGCCCTCCAGGTTGGAGGTGATGACTTCGAACAGTTGCTGGTAGATGTCGTCGGTTGCTACGGCCTGGTTGTCGCCTTTAGGTACAGCCAATGTGGACGGCACGGGCAGAATCGTGGCGTTGGCGATACGTGAGTTCATCTGCGCCCTGATGAACATTTGCATCTGCTCCATTTCGAAGAGCAGGCCGAGCAACGCACGGACAGGGGAGTCGGCCAGAAACGCACGCCGCGGATGGGGGGTCCAGGTGCGGATGACGATGTCGCGTCCAGGGTTGAGTTCTTCACGCTGCGCGCGGCCCATGTTGACGTAGACAACGTCACCGTTTTTGCGGACTTCACCAGGGGCGGCCACCCACCACTGGTCGGAGACACCGCCACGTCCCAGCGCTTTGCCGATGATGAAACATTCCCCGGCGACGGTGAGCGATTCGGCGATGCCGCGCAGCATTTCCGCCTTATTGGCCGGACCGCCGAACAGGGTTTCGGCCAGCGCCCCGATTTCGGCATCGTCGTCGACTTCGCCTTGGCGCACACCGTTCTCGTCGACTTCGGCGACGAAGATGCGGATCATCGATGCGGCGGCGCCTATGTAGTCGACGGCGTTGTGCAGCTGCGGGTTGGTGTCGTAGAAGTCCCAGGCTTGCCGCTGCCAGGCTTCGTCGGTGAATCGGTAGCCTCGCCATGCCTCTTCCGACAGCCCCATCCTCACCGCGGAGGCGATGAGGCTTGGCGCTTCGGGTTCAAGCACCGGTGTTGCTTTGGCTTTGCGGCTAAATGCCATCGGTGCCTTCCTTGTCCAGGACCCACGAGGCGCCATAGGCGACAGCGAATGTGGTGATGGGCAGCAGCGCCACGGTGGGCCACGGCAGCCACCCGGCAGCGGCCACCAGGATGTGCATGTAGAGGCAGGCGAGTGTGGATGCCCAGAAGCCGGCGCACCAGTAGCAGGTGACGAGCTTGCCCGCTGCGGAGTCCTCACCGAACTTGGTGATAACCCAGCGACGCAGCGGGATGGCCACGTCGTCCAGGACAATCACCCGTGTCACTCTGGCCACAGCCAGCACCAGCACGACAAAGGCGAGCAAGTAGATCACATTGACTAAGTTAGCATCCTAGGACGCAGGTTCCTACCAGGCATTCATCCCAAGAGTCGGCATCGGGTAGTTCGCCGGCGACAAGATCTTGGAGCGTCGTTTCTCCCCGTCGATCAGATGCCGGCAGGCGTGGACCAAAGCGTCAAGCCGGTCCGGGGACACCTTGCTTGTGATTGGGTCGAAGCCGAGCATCTGCGCTTCCAGCTTTTCGAACACCCCGATGTGATGCACCCGGCCCTGCGAGTAGCGCATCGCCACCGGTTCGGCCCTCAATTTCTTGCCGACGGTGGAGAAGGCGGGGACCAGCGGCGGTTCCATGATGTCCATCGAGAACACGCCACTTCTCTGCAGCTCCTTGAAGGCATCCAAAAACACTTCATGCATCCACGCCTTGCCCAAGTTGGACTCGTACACGAGGGTGTCGCATTGATAACGTTCGAAGACACGCCATGCATGAAGTGCTGCTTCACGGCCGACGAGTCTGGTGGTTTCGTCAGCCACCACGAACATGTGATCTTCGGCGTCGCGCAGCACCACCACGACACCCATTTCGTCACCGTCTTCAGCGCCGGTGAGGCCGGGGTCCACACCCACGGTGCGGTGGGCAACCTGCGTCGGGCCGATGCTGACCCTGTTGCCATGGATGGCCATGTATGAAAACAGCATGCCTTCCAGGCTGTCTAGCATTTCGCCATACAGCTCTTGGCGACCTAGCGCAGTGCCCTCATACATCTTCTTCGCTTCGATGAGGAACGCCTCAGACAAGTTGTCGGCGTTGTCAAAGGTGGATCCGCGCGCCATGGACACTGTGCCGTCCTGTTGGGACAGCCAGTACTGCAGCAGCGGGATCGGTTTGGGGGTGGTGGTGACGAAGGCTCGCGGTTTGTCACCGGGCAGGTCGGCACGCAGCGCCGGGAAGATGCCCTCCTTCCACACCGCCATGGGGTCTTCCCATTTGACGGGTTCGTCGAGCCACGCGTCGGCCAGGTTGAAACCTCGGGGCGCGTCGGGGTCCGCACCAGTGAAGTGGATCTTCGCCCCGGTTTCCATCAACGTGATGTGCGGTTTCGGTGACTTCGTGTAGTGGAACTTGTTGGTCATGTCCCCGCGGTAATGGTCTTTGACCTCTTCGAATCCGCGACGCAGCAGCACCCGCAGCACACCCGAGGCGCCTTCGATGCACACGATGCGGGTGTCGGAAAGGTTGTAGGCCACCACCAACCTTTCCGTGGGGAACCCGGACGAGTCATAGGGGAAGTCGATGGCACGCTGCACCAGCCACTCCGCACCCGAACGTGTCTTCCCGCAGCCACGGCCGGCCAGATAGAGGTGCACTGTCCAGTCGCCAGGTGGCGGCACCTGCTCCGGGCGCTGGACGTAAAACCATTCCTCCCTGGCCATCATCTCCAGGGTTTGAATGTCCAAGCTGTCGAGCAGCGCCTTCTGCTCGCGCTCCGGCATCTCGGAGACGATGCGCTTCATCGACTTACCCATGAAAGTGATCTTAGATGACTAAGTAGGTATATACGAGTGTCCTATGATTTCGGTGTGGAACTCCAAGCCCAGCTCAACGTCACCCGCAGCAGCCACAATTGGGGCTCGCTGCCAGGCAACTTCGACCGCAACAACACCCACACCCTGTACACCAGCAGCAACCAATGGGGCATCCCCGACCTGCCACGCACCACCGCCGCACCGACACGGCTGATCGCCTACAACGACCGGCACAAAGTGGAACACCCACAGCAGGGAGACGCGGTCCACTTTTTTCTGGACGACTACCGTTTCGAAACGGTGTGGACGCAGCCGCGGCGGTCGCTGTCACGCATCATGCGCGTGGGGGTTTCGCTGACACCCGACTTCTCCCTGTGGCGTGAGATGCCTTTGTCCATGCAGCTGTGGCAGGTATATAGGTCACGGTGGTGCGGGGCGTGGATGCACAGCAACGGAGTTGACGTCATCCCCACCGTGTCCTGGTCCACACCGGCCAGCTACGAGTTTTGTTTCGCCGGCATCGCGCAGCATTCCACGGTGGCCGTGTCGTCGGTGGGGATCCGTGGATTCGAGGCAGAACGCGGCTACCTCGGCGGCTTGGAGGCGATGATGGATGCGCTGAAACCCGACTATGTGCTGGTCTATGGCCGCAGCCTCGGGGAGGATACAGTTTTCACACAGACCCCGTTCGAATATTTCAAGACACGTTGGGACGAGTAATGGGCGGCAGAGGCGGCGCACCGCGCACCAACCTGGCTACCGTTGTAGCTCAGGCAGCTGCGCGTGCTGAGGCCGCAGCGTCGAGGAGCCCGCTGGAGACGGAGATCCTTAGCATCTACAGATCCCAGCGTCAGCCAGGCGAATGGCTCAGTCTGGCTGACATACGGGACGCGTTGGACGCTAGAGGATATGGCCGTGAGGCTCAGGACGCCGCCCTGAAGTCACTGGTGAAATATGAGCCGAATGTTCGCATGGTGCCAATGGCGAACTTGAAGGCTGCAACCCCACGTGACTGGGCGGCTGGCATCGAGAGGCCCGGCAGCTCGCCACTGATGGTGTTCAATATCGATCCCGCCTACAACTTCCCGAAAGATAAGCGCTGATGGGTGGCCGTGGTGGTTCAGGGCGCAGCTCGGCTGCGATCGTCCAGGTCCCCACTGTGGACGCTGGCGCCATAGCCGACCTGGACATCCGTGACGCGTTCGATGATGCCCTCGCCGCGAACCCGAACCGGACCTCAGGTAATCGGTGGGTGTCGTTGACGCGGCTGCGCACGGCGCTCAGTGTCCGCGGCTGGGATCGTGAGCGTCAGGACCGCGAGA